TGGTCCGTCATGATCTTCTCGATGTACTCCGGGTCTTCACCCGAAGCACGAACCTTCGCGTGCTCGCGCTCGCGCTTTCGATCGAGCTGATCGGCAAGCAGCTTGTCCTCCAGTTCCTTGCGCTTGGCGGACTCTTCCTCGCGAACCGCGTTGATGCGGTCGTCGAGGTCGATGTCGGGCGCCTGGAACTTCGGATCGAGCTTCTTCGCGATGCGCCGCACTTCCTTCGACGCGCTCGGGTCGGAAAGCAGGCGATTGGCGAAGAGCGCAAGCCGGTTGCGCTCCTCTTCGGACAGGTTTTCGAGATCAGCCATGACGTAGCCCCCTCAGACCTTACTTCGCCTTCATCGAGCCGCCGGAAAACGGCACGCGCTTCGTGCTCGCCCCCGGCTTGACGATGCCGAACCACTTCACGGTGTCGCGAAGACCCTGCTTGTTCGGGCTCGAGAGCCCGCCAAGCTGCGCGTACCGCGGCGGATTGATGATGTTGCCCTCGACCTGAGCGGCCTGCGGACCACGGACAGTCGAGACGGTGGGGTAAAACAGCTTGTTGCCATCGACGGGCATGTCAGTGTCCTCTGGTTACATCGGGGGCGGGGCGCCGCCGGGAGGCGGGCCACCAGGAGGGGGTGCGCCGGGAGGTTTCGGGCCAGGCATCCCCGCGCTCGGGGCGCCGGGACCGGCCAAACCAGCCAGCAACTGTTGAATCTCGGCCGGCATGAGCTCTTTCGACTTCGACTCTTCCTCGCCAAACGCCTTGGCGAGCGACTTGATCGCAGTGAGGACGGCCTTGCCTTCCTCGGTAGTCGCGCCGAACTGCGGCAGCGTTTGCTCCATCACCTTCATGGCTACCATCACCGCAGCCTTCGCGCCTGCGGCGTGACCGCCAGCCTTCTGCGGTGTGAGCATCGGCGCGGGAGCGGGACCGGCATCGCCGGGAGGAGCCCCCGGAGGCGGGGCTGCCGGCGCGGGCGCACCCGGTGCGGGAGTGCCTTTCAGTGCCGACATGACCTCGGGAGATGCTGCCATGAGACGCCTATGTACGCTAAATCAGGCTTCTAGTCAAAAAAGCCGCCGGCTGTTACCCCGGCGGCCGGTGGGTACGGTTTTAGACCGGAGCAGCCCTTTCGGACGCTTCGACCGACCGCCGCTTACTTGCCGCGCTTGTGACGCCGAGCCATGGTGCTCTCCTTCTTCAGAACGCCCCCTACTTGACTTGCGCTCAACGCTTCGTCTTGCGATGAGTCTTGCGGTGTCCGTGACGGGCCATTTCAACCTCGCATGGGTGTTACTTTCTTGCCCTGAGCGTGAGCATGAGCCGCCTGCAACGCCTCTTGCTTCGCCTGCTGCGCCGCCCTCTGCGGAAGGATGGTAGTCCGAAGTTTCTGCTTGAGCAACTGCGCCATCGGAACCTCGATCAGATCTAGCAGTTCCTCAAGGTCGATCGCGCCGGCCTTCAGCAACTCGAACGCCAGCTGGTTCTGGTTCTCCTCGAACAACGGCGAGTTGGAGTGCGAGTCGACCTTCACCACGAAATCGTCGGTGAACTGCTCCAGCACGAACTCGATGCCGTTCTCGCCGCGGTAGGTACGATCATCGTACTTGCGCATCAGCTTCAGGTACATCGTCGCCATCATCTCGAGCGAGTCCTCGACGATGAGCGCGCGCTTCTTTGCACGGGACGAGCCGAGTTGGGCGAGTTGGCTCGCGTGGGCTTGTGAGCGCACCCCAGCCTCGCCTCGTCCCTGCATGACGTTCGTGATCCCCGACATCTCCTCGAACATCTTGTCGATGTCGGCGACCTCGCGGAAGATGTCCTCCGGCACCGACGGCGACATGACCTCGGCCTTGGCGCCGGGGTTGTCCGAGTTGACGAGGCCGCCAGGCGTGTCGAGCGCGAGAGCCATCTCGTCGATGACGCCGGAGAATCCCGACAGCGTCTTCGGCGGGTTCGCCTGAAGGTCGAGGATGTGCGTGATCTGGTTCATGCGCTCTTCGCGCAGCTTCTGCAACGGCACCAGCCGCTCGGTCTCGCAGAACCCCCAGAAGTAGTCCGGCGACGGGTTCGGGCACACCTGGATCAGCGGGTACTCGCCCTTGAGGAAGATCCGATCTGCGGTGCGGTCGTAGATCACGATGTCGGGGTCCGCGCACGTCGCGATCTGGTAGTCCCCCTCGTCGTCGTTCCACACCGTGAGCTCGCAGAGCTCGACGAACTCGTCGTCGACCACGGCCTGGTAGTCGGTCGACCCGCTCGCCCACAGGTTGACGGTGCCCTGGATGACCGGCTGGATTCCGGTGACCTCGACCTGGTTGGCCTTCTTGTCGCCCTTGGACGGCAGCGGTTTCGACGTCGAGTTGGCGAGGATGTCGCGGATCTTCGGGTGATCCGTCATCGTCAACTCGTACTCCAGCTGCGTCCGCGACACGAAGTACCAGTGGCAGAATGCCTCCTGCCTCGACAGCATCGGCACGTCCTCGCGCAGCACCCCGACGTCGTGCGGGTAGACGACGTATGGCTCGACCTGCTTGCCGTGCCAGCGCGTCTTGATGAACATGCTGCCGTAGACGAACGCCCATGTGAGCGCGTGGCCGAAGATGATGTCGCCATTGCTGGCGTGCCACTCGCTGAGTACCGCCCGGTTCGCGATCGGTACGAAGGGAAGTACCAGATCGGATACGCTAGGCCCTACGCTGACGGAGAACTTCGTCGTTTCCTGTGAGTACATGAACGACGTCAGTTGGTCGATGTGCGGGTAGATCTTGTTGAACCGCGCGGGTCGACCGCCCTCGGCACCGAACAGGTACCAGTTCCTCCACTTCTCGTAGTCTTGTGATCGCTGGTCGCGGGATGCCTCGCATTTCCGCACCAGATCGCTGTAGAACATCGACCGAGCAGCCTTGTCGGTCGGGATCTTCACTTCCTGTACTCACCCGCGTCGCGTGCGACGTACTGCGGTGCCGGCTTGCCGAGCGGCACGCGAGACAAGGCGTTCTCGCCGCCCATGCCGCCGAACGCACCCGGAGGCGCGCTTCCAAGCCACGCGCTCTGCTTCGTCGGGTTCGTCCGGTAGTTCTGCATGACCTGTGACGGGTTCATCGCGGGCATCGGGTTGCCCTTGCGCATCGCGTCCATCACGGAGCCGCCGGCCTTGTCGTTCTTGACGTCCGACATGTTGTAGTCCATCGCCAGCTGGCGGACCACCTTGTCGGAGTTCTTCGTCTTGGCGCCGATGTGCTTGAACGGAGTGCGGAACTCCTGCACGACCCAGCGTTTGCTCTTGCAGGCCGAGCAGATGCCGGTCGCGTTCTCGAACTCCCCGTGGGCGCGGCAGCGCCATTCCTTCTCGACGGCCATGCGCGCCGTTATACCCCGAACCGGCGGCCTAGTGCAAACCCTTGCGGTACACCCCCACCGCCGTCGTCCGCGGGTTGACCTGGACGTCCTGCAGGTAGCCGATCTCGCGCATGAACTTCTGCACCGTCCGCGCCACCGGCTCCTGCATCGGGCTCTCGACCTCGCGATGCACGTACTCGTAGTTGAACCCGCGCGAGATGAGTTGCTGGCGGATCTGGTCGTTGTACGCGAGGCACGCAAGACATCCGGCAATGACGCGGTCGTCGTGCTGTCCGGCGGGCGCGGCCGGCGCGCTGCCGTCCTCGCGCACGACAGACTTCATCTCCTCGACGAGCTCGTGGCTGCGCGGCTCGAGCATCCCGCGCTCGAAGTAGTCGCGGAACACGTTCATCATGCGTTCCTTCATCTGGAACGTCGTCACCGTGTGGATCGCCGACATCGACCCGTAGATCGAGTCGTACTTGCGATACAGGTAGTCCGACATGTTGCCCATGACGTCCATCAGCGAGCGGTCTCCCGACCTCGCTTCCTGATATCGCTGCTTCTTCAAGTTCTGGATCTCGTTCAGCACCGCGGTGCCGGGACCGTTGACCTCGATGTTGAGCATCGACGTGCCGCCGCCGTTGTTGCGCGAACCGTAGGCGCCCGCGAGGTACACGATCACCCACGCGAATGCATACGTCGGGATGGCGGCGTCGACAAACTCGGCCACCTGTACGAGCTTGTCTCCGTAGCAGCGCCACACCGAGGCCACCGATCGGTCGGCGTTCTCGGACGAGCCATACGACGGGTCCGCGCCGACGACGTACACCCCCGCCGGGTCCGGCTCCTCGTAGATCCACAGGTTCGCCGACCGCCGCGCGCCAGGCGCCGTGAGGTGCATCAGGTTCGTCTGCCTGACGTCCGACCCGGTCTGGAGCCGGTACGCCGTACCCTGTTCCTTGCGGGTCGCCTTGACCGCATCGCCGATCGGCCCGGCGGCGAAGAACTGCGACCCCGACGCGATGAACGCATCGAACTCGGTGTGCGGGAACTCCTGCATCCGGTCCATCTCGTCAGTGACCTTCTCCGCGGCGAGCCAGCGATACCACGCGAACTGCTCGTCATCGACGCGCATGCCGTAGAGCTTGTGCACTTCCTTCGCCCAGTTCTTCTCGTCCTGCGTGGGCTTTCCAGTTCGACCCCAGTACGACATCCAGATCGGCCCGCCGCGATCCGCCCGGTACATCTCGTTCGCCCACCACGACACGAATATCGGCCGCTGCGTGACCGACTGCTTGGAGTCGAGCCACATGTCGTACCAGTGGTTGAAGCCGTTGGCGGTCGACTCCCACACGTAGAGGCGGTTGGGGTTTTTCTCGGCTAGCGACGATCGCAGTGACGACAGTCCCTCGGGATCACCCCAGAACGCCATCTCGGTTGCATGGAGAAAACTGAGAGCGGCCGACCGTCCAAGACTACCTCCACCCTTTCCCCTTGTGCCTGCCACGCGATAGGACATGCGCGTCCCGGTGCGCAACACCAGCTGGTTGCGGTTGTTCTGGACGACGGGCTGCTTCCAGTCGGGCTCGAGGCCGTCGTAGTACATCTGGAGCGTGGCCCTGAACTGGTCCCTTGCAGGCTCGTCATGCGTCACCAATGCTCCCGTCATCCCGCGATGACTGAACAGCCAGTAGAGGTCGAGCGCGAGCATCACCGTCGAGATTCCGATCTGCCGGCACTTGAGGATCACGAACTCGTGCTGCTCGCTCTCAAGGCCCTTGACGATCTCCTTCAGTACCCACTGCTGCGTGCCGAGCAGGTGATCGCCCAGGCGAACGATGCCACGCTCCTTCGTGTCGATGCGAAGCGCGCGGCAGAACTTCAGGAAATGCGACAGCGGGA